AAAGCTATTTTTGACCTAGACACACGATTCTATACACCTTTCGAGAAAGAACTTTCAAAACAGAAATCCCAACACTTATGCAGAGATAGAATTAAGATTGTAAAAAATATACTAGACCAAGAATAGTTCTTTTAAGATCGTATTAATTAATTTATAACTTCTAAAAAATTAGGGGGTATTAAATGATTAGAGTCAATATTACCAAGAGAGTTATATCTAGAGCCATATGCAGATATTGTTGCTCAAACAATGAAGTTTGGTTTGATGAGGAGCATGACGAATACCTATGTTCTAGGTGTCTTTTAAAAGAAAGAGAGAAGATTGCTCTTGATGATGAGCCAGATGAGGACGCATTAAACGAACAGGCGAGGCTTAGAAATTTATGATTACTTACGGAAAAACTGTTGGTGCATTAATAAGGAAAAGAAGAATTGAGCTTGGCATGAGTCAAGATGTTCTATCTAAAAAGCTTGGGTGGAGTAACAAAAACACTCAATATCTTTCAAATTGTGAGTTAGGCAAAAACCCATTTCCAGTTAAACATATTTTAAATATTTCAAGCGCATTATGGATTGATAAAAGTCTAATCATCGAAGCTATGACAAGCGACTATAATGATTGTTTAAAAAGGGAAACTAAAGGAGTAATAAATGAAGAACAAAATTAAACAAGGGTTTTACGCTACTGAAGTTAGGTCTGGGCTTGCTATTTTTGAAGTAAAAAGAAAAAAAGCTGGATATACTGTAGAAATTGAATTTGATAATCATTTAACACAATTTCGATCATGGTCAGATAACAACTTTAGCGACTTCGCAAAAACTAAACAACTCTTAGAAATCGTTGATAGATCAATTTACTTAGGTAAGCCGTAAGGCTCTTGCTGGCATCGTTCTAACTGGGTTCGGTGTCAGCATTTACTGTTAATAGCAGCTACAATCTTCTTGTTTGTCGTATATGATTTCAATCTCTGGAATGTTGTCAGGAGTTCCAAGTTCCCAGTGATACACTTCAGCATCCGATTGCTCAACATACTCACTTGATTCATCCTGTTTTGCCCATTCGTTCATCATGTTATCTAAAAGCATATCTGCGTTTGAGCTTGGGACGAGTAGAATTAGAAATAAAAATGCCACCATAAATAATATTAGGTCGATTTAACTAGACAGGTCAAGATTCTACCAATTAGGATAAGTTTAATGCATCAGTGATGCTTAACAATTTAATCGGTGATTAAATGGATTACGACTCAGAAGAATGGCGAGAGCTTCCTGGAACTATTTATCTGGTTTCAAATCATGGAAGAGTTAAAAACACCAAAACAAACTACATCAAAAAAACAGACATTGATAGATATGGATATGTAAGAACAAATATTCATGGAAAGAACAAATTAATGCATAGAGTTGTATGCAGCGTTTGGTTGTCAGATTATAGTGAAAACTTAACAGTAAATCACAAGAATTTTAACAGGACAGACAATAGGTCAGAAAACTTAGAAATGGCTTCAATCGGGGACAATATTAGAAAGTCTTCTTCTGTTGGAAGATATACGAGAAACGGAGAAAAAAATAATAATTGCAAAAGAAGTTTTGAGACTATTTTAATGCTTAAGACTTATATTCAATCAGGTTTTTCTGACACAGAAATAGCAAAAATAACTCTAATTCCAAGAAAATACATTAACGATATTAAATTAGGTAAAATTAGAAATGGAAATTAAGGCAACATCAATTGAGATGGTAGATGTAAATTCACTCATTCCGTATCAAAAGAATATGAATCAACACACACCAGAGCAGATAGATAGGCTCGTAAAGCTTATTGAGTATCAAGGCTTTAGAGATAGTATTATTGTTCAAAAGGGTACAAATATTATTGCGGCAGGGCATGGAAGAGTTCTCGCTGCTAAAAAAATGGGAATGAATCTTGTCCCTGTTACTTATCAGGAATTTGAAAGCGAAGCTCAGTTCTATGCATTTGTTGTTTCACATAATGCAATAGCAAAAGACTCTTGGGCTTCTCTTGATCTAAGTGCAGTTAATACTGAGATGCTGGATCTTGGGCCTGATTTTGATATTGATATGCTGGGTATTAAAGATTTTGTAATTGAGCCTATTGAGAAGTTTGAGCCGCAAAGTGATGAGGATGCTGTGCCAGATGTGGTTCATCCAATTACTCGCAAAGGTGATATTTGGTTACTTGGAAATCATCGCTTGATGTGTGGTGATTCAACCATGATTGACGATGTTGAGAAGTTAATGAATGGCACGGAGCCAGAGTTTGTTCACACAGACCCTCCGTATGGAATGAACGCAGTTTCCAATTCATCGGTGCTTAAGAAGAATTACGGAGTTGATATTTTGGGTGATGACAACCCCGATGTAGCAAAAGATTCATTTACATTAATTCATGGTTTGTATCCAGACATTAAACAAGTGTGGTGGGGGGCTAATTATTATTCAAGCGCTTTACCAGATTCAGAGTGTTGGCTAGTGTGGGATAAAAATAACGGCCAATCGGATCAAACAGATTGTGAGCTTGCTTGGGCCAATTTTAGAAGCGTTGTTAGGCAGTTTACTCAATCATCAGAAAAGACTAATAGGATTCATCCAACACAGAAGCCTGTGTCATTGGTTGAGTGGGTTCTTGATCGCTTTAAGCAGCAACCAAAAACAATAGCAGATTTCTTTGGCGGTAGCGGAGTGACATTGATTACTGCAGAGAAGCGTGGGATCGCGAGCTTTTTAATGGAGTTTGATCCAAAGTTTACTGATGCCATAATCAAGAGATGGGAAGCATATACAGGCAAAAAAGCTACACTAGAACTAACAAACCAAACATATGAAGAATTAAAAGCAGAAAGAGATGGAATTGATGTTGGGGGGATTTGCTAATGGCAAGACCTCGCCTTGAGCTAGAAGATATTAAGTTTGATGGATGGGCTCAGCTTGACGCAATGATCATTTGGTCTAATCAAGTTTACTGTGCTGATAAACTCGGTATTAACATAGACACTCTTGCAGATAGAATCAAAGAGCGCACTGGGTTAAGTTTTTCCGAGTATAAAGAAGAAAAGAAAGAAGCAATGAGGGTGAACATCAGAAAGAAGCAATATGATGTAGCCATGGCAGGTAATGTCTCTATGCTTATTTGGCTTGGAAAGAACGAGCTAGGTCAAAAAGACAAGCTAGACAGTGACATCAAAATAGAATCGAATGGCATCACAATCACAGTATTAAAAGATGAAAAAGACCTGTGAGTGATTTTAAGCTAACTGAAAAGCAGTGCGAAGCTGTTAAATTACTTTCATCTCAGGCCAGACACATAATGCTATTTGGTGGGTCAAGATCTGGTAAAACATTTCTGGCAGTCAGAGCTCTAATCATCAGGGCATCAAAAGAAAAATCTAGGCACGTTATTTTAAGGCTGAACTTTAACCATATTAAAACTTCAATCTGGCTTGATACGCTTCCAAAGGTGCTTAAGATTTCATTTCCAGATCTCACTGTTGAATGGAATAAAACAGATTATTATATCACGTTACCAAACGGCTCAGAAGTTTGGGTGGGTGGTCTAGATGATGAGAAGAGAGTGGAGAAGATTTTGGGTAAAGAATACTCAACAATGTATTTTAATGAGTGCTCACAGATCCCTTACAAGTCTATTCAAATTGCACTTACTCGACTGGCTGAGAAAAATACTTTAAAGAAGAAAGCTTACTATGATCAGAACCCACCAGGGAAAAAACACTGGTCCTATTGGTTGTTTGAGAAGCACTTGGATCCAGTCGACAATATTCCAGTAGAGCCGACTCGCTATGCTTCTATATTGATGAACCCGAAAGATAACTTAGATAACATTGACCCAGAATATATTACTGAGATCCTGGATAACTTGCCAGAAGCTCAGAGAAAGCGTTTTAAAGATGGAGAGTTTTCCACTGATGATGATGGAGCTGCTTACTATGCCTTCGATAGAGAAAAGAATGTAAAAGATGTAGATAAGTCTTATCATGTAGGTCAGAGATGTATTGGAATGGACTTCAACGTGCAGCCAATGACCGCAGTAGTTGGTCATTATGTTAATAAAAAGTTCTATGTTATGGCTGAGGCATTCTTAGAGAACTCGGACACATTTAAAATGTCAACGCATCTAATCAAGAATGGTCACAGAGGAGCTAATATCTACCCTGATTCAACAGGCTCGAATAGAAAGACTTCAGGCATATCGGACCATCAGATACTGGAGAAGGATGGGTTTAAGATCCAGTTTACTAGAAATCCTCTGGTAGTTGACCGAGTGAACAATCTGAATAGACTATTAAGAGAGGAAAGGATTATTATTGATCCATCATGTAGAAAGCTCATTAACGATCTTGAGAAGGTATCTTGGAAAGACGGAGCTTTAGACCAGAAGACTGATAAAATGGTTACACATATATCAGATGCTTTAGGTTATTGGTGCTGGGCATTAGATCCTATGAGAATGGAACAACCGAAGTCTTCAACAATTCAACTGTAGGAATAATATGCTTAAGCAAAAACGTAAACAAATCATCGAATACATCAAAGACCATAGGCATTACATTGCTAAGAATACAGAAGCTCTAGACATTTATGAAGGGAATTTATTGCCCTATGTAGATCAAATCTTAAGCTCTTCTTTATCTCCTATGTACTACAACACTATCAGAGATAGAGTTCTGCCTATTAATATCCTTCAAAGGTTTATTGATAAGGTGTCGGTTACTTATGCAAAAAGCCCTAAGAGAACATCACAGAATCAAGTTGAGCAGGATTTTGTAGACTTTTATAAAGATGCTCTAGAGATTGACCAGTCTGGTTATATTGCTGACGCTTATTCGAATATGTTTAAGATGTTTGCTTGGGAGCCTTACGTTGATAAGTATGGAAAACCAGCATTAAGAGAGCTTGCTGGTAATGCTTTTATCGTTATGTCCGACTCAGAGATTAATCCTGAAGAGGAAACAATCTTTATTAAGTTCATGGGAAAAAAAACTAATGATGATGATTCACAGTTAATTTTTGCTTATACTGACACAGAGTTTGATGCCTTCTATATGACAGGTGGAGAGGCTTCTGAATACCTGGTAGATAACGAGGGTATTAACCCTGTTGGGGTTATCCCATTTGTTTATGGTAAGCGTCAAAAGAATAGACTTTTACCTATTCTTGATTCTGATATGCTCAAGATCTGTAAGGCTATTCCAGTGATGCTGAGTGATGCCGCAGGTGCCCAATTTTACCAATCTTATTCGATTCTGTATGGGGTCGATGTGTCTTTTGATAACGCTAAGATCGGTCCAAATGTTATCTGGTCACTTAAATCAGATAGAGAGTCAGACAAGACTCCTCAGATCGGAACCATCAAACCAGAAGCAGACACTCAGAAAGTCATTGAGTTTGTTGTTACTATCTTTACACTATGGCTTGAGACTAAAGGTATCAGAATCGGTTCAATGGGAACTATGAATGGTCTCTCTAACTCTTCAGGCATAGCTAAAATGATTGATGAGCTAGATGTTTACGAGATCATTAAGAAGTCTCAGGAGTGGTTTGAGAAAGATGAAAGCGAATTGTGGAATATTAAGTTACCTAAAATTCACAATTATTGGATTAAATCGGGGATGGTCAACCCATCAACAGTACCAGGATTAATGCCTGATACTGAGCTTGAGATTGAAGTTGAGTTTGAGGATCCTAAGCCAATGAAGTCTAGAATCGATGAGATCACTGAGATTAAAGCTGAGATTGATCTGGGAACAATGACAATGGAGCAAGCCATTAAGCTTCTGCACCCTGAATATGATGATGTAGTTATTCAAGAAACACTTAACGGGCGAGTAATCCAGTAATGTCTAAGAAGTGGACTCAAGAAAAGATTAAGCTGCCTAAGACGCTAAAGATAGCTGATAGGAAAAAGATTGCAGGTGCGATTATAGAGCTAATCATAACTAGGTCTGCTGGTGGACTAGACAAGAACAATAAAGAGTTTTCTAATTATAATAAGAACTATGCTGAGTTTAAAGGTGTTGGAGTTAGTGATGTAGATTTAATTCTATCTGGCGAGATGCTTGACTCATTAGAGTATCTATCAAG